TGAGCAGACCACGCCCTTCTTTGATGCGCTAGGGAAAGTGCCGGGAGAGGAAGGGAAGGCGCTGGCCCGTGCTATCTCTACCAACGACACGGCGGCGATCCGGAAGGGGCTGATTGCGACGGGCGACCTGACCTTGATCAGGGGATGGAACACTATCCGGAAGAGCCTGGATGACATCGGGGCGGAGGCGAAGAAGCTGGGCGTGCTCCGGGGAATGCTGTCAGATTACTTCCCGCGGATTGTGGTGGATCGGGAGGGGCTGCTTAACAGTCTCGGACAAGCCGCCCGGTCGACCCTGGAGGACCGCCTCGTTGAGGCGAACAAGGAATCCCTGAAGAAATCCGGAGACCTCCTCACACCTGTCCAAGAAGCCCACGTCATCAACCAAGTCATGCGGGGGTATACTGGAAAGGACTTCAAGCCGGGTTTCACCAAAGGCCGGACGATTCAAGAGATCACACCGGACCTGCAGCAATTCTACGCGAGTCCCGTCGAAGCCTACCATACCTATGTCCGGACAATGCTTACCGCGATTGAGAAGGCGAAGCTGTTTGGGAAGGGCTATGCCAAGACGCCAGAGGGGTATATGGACCTGGAAGGGTCTGTGGGCAATCTCATCCGGGAGGAAATGCAGAAGGGGAAACTGTCGCGGGAGGCTGAGCAGGACCTGCTGGGAATGTTCAAGGATCGGTTTGGGCCAGGAGAGCAGGGGGCACACCCCGCCATGCAATTCTTCAAGAATGCAGTGTATGCTGGGCTGCTGGCGAATGTGGTGTCGGCGACGAAACAGTTTGCGGACGTGGCCTCGACGGCAGCTACGCAGGGGATGCTGCCGACTGCCAAGGCGGTGGTGCAGAAGCTTACCGGGAAGGAACGGGTCCATGCAACAGACTTTGGGTTGGTGGAATCTATCAGTGCGGAGTTTGCGAATCAAGCCAAGTCGTCCAAGACCCTGAACGCCGCCATGAAGATCGCCGGGTTTAGCAAGGCGGACCTAATCGGGAAGGACGTGAACCTGAATGCCTCGCTGGCCAAGGCAGAGAAGCTGGTCAAGACTCCCGCCGGGATTCAGAAGCTCGCGTCGAAATACCAAGCCGCCTTCGGGGACGAGTTCCCCCAGCTGGTGCGGGACCTGCAGCAAGGGAAGTGGGATTCCGAGAACGTGAGGCTGTATCAGTTTAGTGAACTCGCCCGGATTCAGCCGATCACGAAGTCGGAATTGCCTCAACTGTATCACCGCTTTCCGAACGGGCGGGCGGCTTACATGCTGAATAGTTTCACCCTCAAGCAGTTTGATATGGTGCGGACAGACGCCTATGCTGATATCAAGGCGGGGAAACCTGTGTTGGGGATGGGGAAACTGCTGAGGTATGGGATGATTTTGGGGCTGGCCAATGCCACGATCAATCAGATCACAGACTGGATGCTGGGTAAAGAGACCGAGGAACTGAACGCCACGACGGTAGGACTGAATGTGCTGAAGAACTTTGGCATGTCGGAGTATCAGTTGAAGAACTTCTCAGACGCACCACTGAAGACGGTGCTGAGCCTGGGTGTGCCGCCGTTCGAGATGTTTGATACCCTACTCAAGACGGGCGAACAGAAAGCAGACGGGACGCGGGATTGGCGAGCTGTCCAGTACCTTCCCATCATCGGCCGCCCTCTCTACTACCACGTCTTCGGCGGCAAGGAACTCTACAACGCCAAGCAGCAGGCCAAGCGAGATAAAGAACTTCTAGGAGACGAGTAATGGGATTCCCTTCAAAAGGTAAAGCGGACTACCTCGCGCTCGGGGACTACAATGCGGTGTGCTATCAGTGCGGGAGGAAGTTCAAAGCCTCGACACTCAAGCGCCACTGGCAGGGGTATTATGTATGCCCGGAACACTGGGAACCCCGCCAACCCCAAGACTTCGCCCGAGCTGTCCCGGAGAACATCACTCCTCCCTGGACCCAGCCGATGCCGGCGGACGACTTCACCAGCAATTCTTATTACAACGGACTCACTACGTACAACACGAATGATACAGTCTTGTGTGTCGGGGTCACTTACTACAGCCAGCAAGATAGTAACACTGGAAACTACCCGACGACCTCACCGACCTGGTGGGCTACTACACCGGCACCTTAAACTGGAAAGGATACATTCAATGATGGCGCAGAGACAAGAAGAACAACCTGGCGAAGCGACCAAGCAACAACAGCGGCGGCTTAGCGCTGAAGAGCGAGCTTTAATTATCGAGGAACTTAAGGAGGACTTGTGGCGTGAAGTCTATCTTCAACTTGGAAAATCCGCGTTTCGAGCGGTGGTTTATATCGTTGGGGCGGCTGTTACTTACGTCGCCTTTTGGCTCGCTTCGCACGGGGTTATCGACTTTGCAAAAGCGGGCGAGATTATGGGAAGACCAAAATGATGCTGAGCCCCCACTTCAGTCTTGCCGAACTTGTCGCAAGCTCTACAGCTGCTCGCCTTGGACTAGACAACTCGCCAAGCGAAGGGATTGTGACCTGTATGAGGACTACCGCGGAGAAGATGGAGGAAGTGCGGAGGGTGCTGGGGGGCCGCCCGATCCACATTGACAGTGGGTACAGGTGCGAAGCCCTTGAGCGGGTGCTCTGTGAGAAGGACTATCAGAAGTGGTGTGTCCGTCACAAGCGGGATGCGAAGACCAGCTGGCAGGATTACCTAGCAGGGAAGGCTCACCCGAAAGGATGGGCGGTGGACTTTACCTGCAGAGAGGCCGGCACTCCGTTTCAGATTGTCAGGGCCTTGAAGGACGTGATCCAGTACGACCAGCTGATCATGGAGGGAGGGTGGGTGCATATTAGTTTTGATCCGCGCATGAGGCAGAAAGTGCTGACTGCATTCTTTGGGACCGATGGTCCGAGTTATTCTGGAGGGCTTGTATAATGAGTGCTGATTGGATTAAAGGACTTGTACCTACATTAGGACAAGCACTGCTTGGACCGCTTGGAGGAGCAGCCGCCGGCTTCATTGCAGAGAAGCTGGGCCTCGGCGACAAAACAGTGGAGGCGGTGACAGACCTGCTCTCGAATCAAAAACTGTCGGCGGAACAGCTTACCCAGCTCAAGGCGGCTGAACTGGATTTCAAGAAATTCCTAGAGGAAAAGGAAATTAAACTTGAAGAGCTGACTGTGCAGGATCGGAACAGTGCTCGGACACGCGATGCGGATTATGTGAAGGCCGGCCGTACAAACATTCGAGCGGATATCCTGGCCTACGGCGCGCTTGTTGCTTTCGTTGTGTCTGGCTGGGCTCTCTTTACACAAGACATTCCGCCTGCAAATAGGGAATTGATTGTGTATTTGCTGGGAGCTCTGACAGTCATTGTTAAAGATCTGTATGGCTTTGAGTTTGGCAGTAGCAAGGGGTCACAAGATAAAACTACTGGAATGGTTCAAGTCTTACGGCAAGCTTCTGAAGACCGTTGAATTGCAGGGAGGATGGAACTGCGCGCATAAAAGGGATGCTCTGCATACATCCCTGGGATTCTGCGGGGGTCGGCAATCAGGATACGCTTGACCCGATCCCCCAAGGTCTTCGGCATGAACTCGAATACCCGGATTGAAACTACCCGCATCAAATCCTTAATGATGAAGTGGAGGTACTCTGCCTTGAGGGTCTCGGACTGCAGGGCGGAGCGCAACACCTCTCGTTCCGCCTTGAGGTCGTGAATCTGGCGCTCCAGGCTTCTCTTTTCCTTGGTCGTCGCGTTCATGGTAGCTTGATCTCCTTCATGCAGTTGGTACAGTTCTGACACCCCCGTTCCCGCGAGATGGCTTTCCACTTCCGGACTGTCCTCGGAGCCATTCCCAGGCGATAGCTTACTGTCTGGGTCGAGGGGAAAAGCTGGAAGAACTTCCAGATACAGCAGTAACCGAGGGAGGTAGTGATTAAGGACTCGGTTGGTGCGGCCGTATAATCCCCGGATTGTCCGTCCGTATTACTCATTCCCCTATCCATTTCAGCACCATCCCTTCTGGCGTGCTTTCCAACCGGATGAAGCCGGCTTGGATTGTGCCCTGCAATATGCCAGTGAAATCCCGCGCGTCAGGGAAGGCCATCTGGAGTTGCTTGTAAGCCGCCTGCATGGAGATAGACTTGTTTCGGTGGACGATCTCTATCAAGCGGTTGGCTTCGATCGCCGCCTCACTCCGCCCGACATTCGCAAACACCCTGGCCATATCGGATTCAAGGGACAGGAGGAGGTTGTTCGCCACCCCGTAATGCTCGTCTGTGATGCACAGGCTATCACCCTCGGAGATCGACAGTATCATGGCGATCTTGTTCAGGTGGGCTTGCTTCCGGGCGAGATATCCCTTGTGCCAGTCGGGCAATTCATGCTTGTATTGATGGACCCAGAGTTCCTCGTACCATTTCTCCTCCCAGTCCTCCGCCGCCTTGGTGAAGGAGAACTCCCCCACAAGGTTCATCGAGATATGCTCCAGGTCGTGGATCAAGTCCTCTCTCAGCTTGGCGATGTTTTTGGGGACAGCGTTCTTCGGGCGGACTACTAGGTTCTCCTTGTGCTCCGCGAAAACGTAGATAGTCCGGGAGGTCAGGCCGCCGGCGGTAGCCAGACTCGACATATTCGTCGTGATCCAGCTGGGGGTAGTGCAGGCCAGCATGTTTATCCAGGGTGCTTCCACGATATCATTCCCCGACATCTTGGTCTGCTTCTCATAGCTCGGCCGCCCGTCCCACAGGGTGATGAACAGGTTCACCATGTCCTGGTCTGCCAGATTCATCATGTTGCCGAACTCACTGGCTAGAAGGGTGATGGGTGACATGGGATGATAGACCCCGTCATACTCGAACTGCTCACAGCTTCCTGCAAAGGCGGTGACCAAGCTCTGCCAAGTTACATTGTCCGGGCCGAATTTGATTCCGGGAACTTGCTTGAGAAGGTCCATCGCCAAGTCGGCGGTGGTGGACTTGCTCACAATCCCTGGATCGGCGACGAAGACAGTGTAGAAGGAGGCGTACCACTTGAAGCGGATCTGGTCGATCCAGACCTTTCGGCGGAGCGCACCTCCGATCGTGGTGATGGCGGCGAAGGTGTGCATGATGCGGGGAGCCTCCGTGCCAGTCGTATACTGGATATAGGAGGAAAGCCAATTGTCAAGCCGCCGTGTCACTCAACGTCCCCCCAGGAAAGGTCGCTGACCTTAATCCCGACCGGGATGATGAGGGGTTCGGCGTAGGGGATGATGATCGAGGCCTGCTGTTTCATCTGGGGGAGGAGGGCGGCTTTGCGGTGGGTAGGGAACTGCCCGGCTAGGCTGTCATGCACTTGCAGAAGGACCTGGACCTCCGGCAGGTTGTCGTGGAAGTTCTTCCAGGCCCGATTGATCACACCGCCGACGGTAGACTGGGGAATCCAGGCTACACACTTGGGGTAGAGTTGTTCATTGATCCGATCGAAGATATGCCAGCGATATCCGAAACTTATTCTCGACGAAGCGGTTACGATTGACCTGTTCAATGACCCTGCTGTGCCAGGTGAGGATGCCTGGGTGAGCCTCGAACCAGCGCTTCTGGGACCGCTCGATCTCGTGGACAGTGCGACCAGTGTGCGCGGCGACTGTCCTGGCCTTGCCAAGGTAGTTCGTCGCATGGCCGAAGACTTTGGCGAATTCCCGTTTATGCTTGCGAGGTCCGCGATGGTCCCAATAGCGTGGATGGGTCTCTACCAGCTCTTCTAGTGGAGGCGGGTCCTGCCCGTCAAGACTGTATACATTGAGCAGGTGAATATCAGCGCCCATCCGCATCGCGGTCTTGAGCATCTCGTCCTCACTCTCCCACACGACTACCTGAAGGTCAGCTCGATCCAAGTCCATGTCGAAGAAAGTGAAACCAGGATCAGGACCGTACATACTACGGATGTTAGGTAGGCTAAAATCCAGTGAACCCCGAGCAGCCGCCTTGCCAGACGACTTGGATTTCTCGGAGGGAATGGTCTGAAGATTACCACCAGATCCGAAAGCGTTTTCAGAACTAGACAGACGATAAGAATAAGGGGCTGATTTTCCACCGGCATCTCCTGCAATGTTAAAGGAACATCTCATGCGACCATCCGTATCCAGCCGCATCATCACGAAATCCTTGAGGAACTTGCCCAGGGTGCGTAGGTCCGCGATGGCATTGCAGACCGGCTTGAGCAAGGGTTCCCGCCGAGCGATCTCGGTTAGGGCCTCATCATCACAGGTCGGGCGCATCTCATAGCCGAATGGGGTTTGAGCACGCTTCTTCACGGGCTTCTGGGCCAAGTCGCCGTAGAATAGTTCGATCATCTGCTTGGGGGAGGCGATGTTTAGGGAGAAGCCGAGTACATCGAAGAGGAACTTCTCGCGGGCGGCGATTGCATCTTGAATGAGCATGGCCATCTCGGCCTTGGCGGAAGGAATAACCCGCACTCCGATCTGCATGGCTCGGAGAACCGGCCAGAAGAGGGACTGCTGGAACGCCTCGACTTCTTGCATGTTGAAGGTGGAGATAACCTTGGCCAGGGTCTCTCCGGCACCGCGGGTATAGATGCAATCTTGGCCATTGTAAGACCAGAGCTGATCCTCGCCGAGAGTAGCCGACCAGGTCTTCCCCTCATCCTTCCAGTAGACGTACCAGTCACAGTACATCGAGGCGATGAAGGAGAGGCCCTTGGGGAGGGCGGCGAAGAGGGAATGCTGGGAAATCATGGTGTCCTGAGCGCCCCGTGGTACAAAGTGCCAATGGCGCCAGATGTATTGGGCGTCGTAGAGGCCGTTCTGCCAGCGGACCTTCACCTTGGCGGCGGTACAGAGTTTGTAGATACGCCAGACGAGTTGGGCTTCCTCTTCGACAGTCCAGTATCCGTCCGGGTTTTCCAGGCACATCAGGGGGATTACAAGCGCTTCCGTAGAGGACCAGGACAGGCCGATACAAGCGATGTGACCTGCGCGAGTTTCAATGTCCAAGTCGACCCAGAGTTCCTCTTGGGCAACGCGGCTGATCAGGCTGTCCAGGACAGTCCGGGCTGCCTCAAAGGAGGGGCGGATAATGAAGTTCCAGTCAGGCTTGGAGTAGACCGGACTAGCCGCCTGCCCTTTCGCCCGCTTCAGGTCCTGCACTGCAAGGGCACGGGTCGACCAGTCCTTCATGATCGTGGCCGGGTGGAAGGTGGGGATGACCTTGATCGGGCGGCCAGACATTTCCAGCATCGACCCCCTCCACTTTAGTATCCCCCACTCCCCCGTCAATGCCCACATTGGGGCATTGCCCAGGGCGATGATCAGATTTGGCTTGACTAGGTCGATCTCTCGCAGAAGGGCGTCGTAGCCTGCCTTGAGTTCCGGGAGGACATACTTGCCTTGGAGGAGGACATGCCCGGCTGTGATGTCCTTCTTCTTCACTGCGATCAGGTTTGCGATGTCTCGTCGCGGCGGCAGCGCATTGTACAGGTTAGTCAGATAGCACTCTGTCCGCATGATCCCAGCTTCATGAAGCATCTTGTCCAGCTCCGCTCCCGTCCCTCCTAGAAAGGGCTCCCCTCGCATATCCTCTATATCATTATAGCACTCTCCAACAATCATAATCTTCGCCGGAGCCGGTCCCATCCCCATTCGCAGCAACATGATTCACATCCCCCGCCGTTGCTGGAGGTCTTGCATCTGGCGCTGGGTGTTTGCTACGCACAACTCCATCCATCTAGTATGAGAGATCAGGTTATTAATCAGGGTAGCCAAGGTCGGGTTGACTGGATTCAAGGCCAGGTAGGATTGAAGGTTTATTATTGATGGATGGTCAGGATTGGGCATGATTATCTCCAGTGTACAAGCGGCGTGGTAGGACAGGAAAGGCACTAAAGGCGTCTGCAGTAGGGAAAGGTTTAGCCGCCGTGCATTTAGCCGAGCTCCTCGATTCTTTTGGCGGCAATGCCGTATGCGGCTGGGTCGATCTCCAGTCCCGTCGCGAAAAGCTTGAGCGCATGGGCGGCCGGGAAGATCGGGCCGGAGCCACAGCTGAAATCGAGGACTGACATCCCCGGCAGGGCAGAGCGTTCAAGCAGGTCCTGGAACAGGGCAACTGGTTTCTGGGCGTTGTGGCCGAGATTTTCATCAGGAGGGAAAGTGAGGACGTCGCCGCGGAGCTTCTGGCATTTCATGCCGCCACGCTTGGCGTAGAGGATTGTTTCATATTTGCGCTGGGGGCCGGCGTCTGGCCAGGGTGCGCGGAAGGCGGCGGGCTTGAACCAGATCAGGGGGGTGCGGAAGACTTCCCAGCCGAGGACGGTCATGAGCTGCTTCAGCTCGGGGAATCGCTCGATGTCGCAGAAGAGATAGGCATGGGCGGAGGGCTTGCAGGCGGCGGTTGCGCCGGACAGGAGTCTGGGCATCAGGGCCTTCCATGTTTCGTAGCTGTCGGAATAGAAGTGGGCGCCGCCCGTGCTGCCGCCGCTGTCCCCAAACTCATCTGCGCCCATTCCATAGATCGGGTCCGAGAGGATGATATCGAACTGAGGGGTGGAGTTGGCGGTAAGCCATTCGCCGGCGTCGCCGAGGATGAGTCGATGGGAGGCTGTGTTGTAGGTCGAGCCGACCGCTACAGCCCGTGCCTCATTCACCCGCTTCTCATCCTTCCGCTTGATGATCTTCATTGCCTCCTTGACAGAGGTTGCCGCCTTCACATCCGGGTCGTCGAGGTTGCGAGCCAGCTTGACCAGAGCAGAAGTGTGGGAAGGGGAGGCCCCGATCTCGGCTGTGAGGTCTGCGAGGGTAGGGGCGGGTTTGCCGGACAGGGCGGCTTGTTTGTCGCGGAGTTGGCTGAGGCGGGCTACGGCGGCAGCGTGTTCCTGCCATGACAAGTCCGACCGCCGGGTGTTCTCGTCAAGTTCTGCCTCCTCCGCGTCCAGTTCGGATAACTCTCCGATAGGGGTGTAGGGGATGAGGCCGGGGATGACTGGCTCTCCTGCGTACTTGAAGGACCCGCCCAGCTCCCATATCTCCTTGACCGCGCGAAGGCGGCGTTCCCCTGACACTAAGGTGTAATGGTCCCCGTCAAGGCGTAGGACAATCGCGTTCTGCAGCCCGGCTTGCCCATACTCTATTGATGTCTTGAGTTCCTGATGTTTGACGGGATCGTGTTCTCGGCGCTGACGGTTAGGGGCAATGTGGACTGCGTTGCAGTCGATGAAGTGCGTGGTCATGCTAGGGTCTCCTGAGTGGGTACTAAAAAGTGCAGGGCGATCTCACCACCCTGCACTTGAACTACCTACTCACTCAGCACTTGAAGATGCCGGTGATGCGCTCTTGGATATTGCCTTCGTACAGCTCGTGGTCCACCTTGACCTTCACGACCCGCCCGGTGAGCTGGCGCCAGGAGAAGGTGTCCCCCGGCTTGTTCAGGTCGGTCGCCTCACGGTAGGACTTCTGGCGGCGATTCTTCCCTGGCGCATTGTCGATAGTGCCGGCGTCGGTCAGGTCGATGAAGGCACGATCAGTGATGGTGAGGGTGGGCGGGAGCTTGAGGGCGTCCTGGAGTCCCGGCGGCACCTCAATCTTCAGAGGCACCATCATGGACAGCCAGGGCTTGCCGTCCTTGTCGCCTGACTTGGCGGCGACCTCTCCGATCGTGGCGGTGTACAGCCCGCCGACATCTCCGCTCTCCGTCGGCAGTGGCGGGCGCTTCTCATTGACTTCGCTGATGGTTGCATCCAGAAACGATTGTGCGTCGAACATGGTACTATCTCCTTACGGTTGATGAAAAGTGTTTGGCAGAAGAGTTAAGACAAGTCGATCTGCCAGTCGGCTTGAATTCAGAAAGGAATGTCGTCCTCAAACTCAAGAGGTTTTTTTGGGGCGGGCGTAGAAGTTGTGGCTTGTTGAATGTTACACCAACCTTGCCAGCCTGACTGAGGGATTGGAAGGGTATCAATGACGAGGCTGATTTGTCCGTCGTTTGATTTGTAGGCCGCGCCAATAATCTTACTTCTACCTTTCTCGCCGGACTTTGTCGGCGGAATATAGGCAGTTACGTTTCCAATAAATTCTTTACTCATGGTAATACTCCCACAGGGCAACAGCTATGATGATCAGGGTAATGGTCCAGAACTGGAGGTCTGCCCAGTTCATTTCCCGCCCCGGCTCTTCCACTTCTCAATGATGAGCTTGAAGTCGGGAGGGATCTTCGCCTCGATGGGGAGGTTGCGGGTCTTGAGGTCGGCCTGTCCATTGGCGGTGTCCCAGTACCATTCCTTCCCCAGGCGGGTTGCGAGGATTACGTCAGAGAACATGGGCGGGAGCTTGGGCGGCAGAGCCTTACCGAGCGTAGCTACCATAAGCTTAACCCCGCCGAGGATTTCATCGACCTGGCGATCCACGTGGGCGAGCAGGATGAAGTGACACTTACACCCGTCACAGACCTTGCGGAGGAAGTTCTCCAGAATGTTCTGGGCCAGCCCCCAGTCCTTCTGATCCCGGTCCGCCTTGCCGCCTGTCACGGCCTTGAGGGTGGCGTCGCCCAGACCTGTCAGCCCGTCAATCACGATAGCACGGTCAGTTCCCCATCCATCCACGCTTCCATAATGCACCCCCTGGTCATCCACTACATCATTGAAGGTGCGGAGGAATTGTTCGAGCTGGTTATACTTATTCCGGTGGGGGTCCACCATCTTCTTCAGGGTGTCATAATTCAGCGTGTTCACCTTGTTCACGGCGTCGGCCATTTCCAGCCAGGAGGCTGAGGCCTGCTTGACTGTGGTGATGTGGAGGTTTGGCGGAACGGGCTTCCCCTTGTCGGTGAAGTAACCCAGGATACTCTCCGCGCCGGACTCAAAGGCGAAGAAGTGGACGTGAATCCCGGTCTCTACGAGGGTTCCTATGCTGTGGGTCTTGCCGGTGCCGGTAGGTCCGATGAGCAGGACATTGACGCCGGGGAGGGAGGATGGTGTGTCGGTCATGTTGCTAGCTCCTATGAGGTATAGTAAAGTGTTACGCTGGGTTCTTGGGCAGAGTGTATTCTGTCGTGTAGGTTTATTGTCAGGTCTAGCTCCCTCTTGAGTACGGCGGCGGGCAGATGCTCTAGAGCCCTCCCCCACAGCATTACGCTTAAGTGTTCTTTGGTACAGGTCGATTCAATGCACAAGCAGCCTGGGTAGTGTTTCCAGTCAGTTACCCCGCTGCAAAGATGTTTCTCGCAGGGAGCGGTTTCAAAGGTCCAGTGAGGGGTTGCTTCGCCGCCCGTGATGATTACCCTGGCCCAGATCTCCCCACAGGTCTGGCAAAAATAAGCCAGACAATGGGGGGTGAAATCTGCTTGAAAGGTAGCTTGTCCTAGCAGGCTTCCGTTTATCAGGTATAGAGCTGAAATGTTAAGCATTGAAAACTTCATCCCTTCCTTTCAATTGTCCCAACCAGCACAAGCAAAGCCGCACCATAAGAGCAAGATGCTTCTATGTTCCCTTGGAGCGCATAGAGCGTAGAAAGCCCTATGCAGGACAGGGTGCAGGCAAGTCTCATCATCCCTTCCTTTCCGCTGCCACCAATTGTTCCCACAGCCTTTCCCACCAGCGATAGGGAGTCCAGTATACAAATTGAGCTTCCCCTATAAATGTTCCCTGACGTTCCGTTAGAAACCTATCGGGAAGGTTAAGGTCAAATCCAATTAAATCTCGGTTTATAGCTGCCGCCTTAAAGAAAATTCCGCAAGCTTTAGTGCTCGGCGGCCATGCTCGATTAATGAGCATAAATCTAACCCGCTGACCTTGCTTTGGCTTCTTCTCCGTCATCCGTGTCCAGTTTGCAGCGACCTTTACTTCTTCTCCGGTTAAACGACGAGTAATAGTTATTTCTTTCATGTCATTTCCTTTCCGCTGCCAGTCGGCGCAATTCAGTTGAACATTCATCCGTTATATCCTTGATCCGTAATACGTGTCCGTAGTCGCTTGACTCTGTTCCATCGTACAGAGAATCACATGCTTGAGCCGCTTCCTCCAACACTCTATTTTCAATAGCTGCCAGGGACTGTGCGGGAGTGGCGGCTAAGGCATCACGGGCAATTTGTGCCGACCCCGGCTCGTCAAATGAACCGCTGACCGTTTCGCCTTCAGGCCACGATGCAATACGATTCAGCGCCTCCCGCAATCTCTCCCGATCCGCTATCAGTTCGGCCTCTCGCTTGGCGTCACGCTGGGCGACGGCGGCTAGGGCGTCGGATTGGCGGATAACAGTAGTCCATCCAGGTTCAGGATTGAACGAAAATGATCTCTCCTCAAACTTTCCCATAGGATCAACCCAGCCAATTACCGGACACGCAGGATCACCCTCCTTGAGTTTCGGGGCGCTGATGGTGATGGGGAAGGCGATCTCTTTGGGCTCGCTGCCCAGCTCGGTGAGTAGCTGGTCGATCTGGTTGCGAATGGATTTAAGTGCGGATGCGGGTGACATGGTGACTCCTAAATGAATGAATTGATAAAGGGTTAAATCGGCGATCTGCGGACGCCGGCGTAGCGCTCGCCATCCGCCAGTGCGGGCAGGTTTGGTAGTGGCATCCAGTGGGTAGGGCTTATCCATACCCCATAACACTCCCATACGCCATGATCGTTGAAAAACCCTGTTGAAATCTGATTAACAGGGTAGTTGATGTTTGTTCCTGTCATTAATATCAGGCTGCCATCTTTCGGCGCAGTTTCAATCGGCTGCCATTCCAGCCTCTGCCGGAGTTCGGCTATCGTGACATCCTGTTTCATCCTCTCCGCATCAATGACTTGGGTATTCTTCCATGCGTAGTCGGCCCGCTCCTTCTCGGCGGCAAGCTTCTTCTGGAGTTCGGCTATCGTTACTTGCTCTAGACATTCAAGTTCAAGCGCGATACGTTGACCTACTGCTCGTAAGGCGGCTAAACGTTCTTTTTCATTCATTGAAATTTTCTCCCTTCATAATTTGAGCCCAAAACACAACGCTTACTTTCCGCCAGTCTGATGCACGCATTACAAAGTCGGCTTCCGCGCCGTCTGGGTGCCCCATCAAATCTGCGGAGATGCCGTGCCACAGTTCCGCGTTTCCGATCACCACTTTCTCAGCCATCATCACTCCTATTTACCGTTTGCCTGCTAACACGTCGCTCAACACGGACGCTGCGCCCGTAGTCTCTGCTGAGTCTTGCGGTTTCTCAATCGTCATCGCTCTTACTCCCTTTCGTGGCGCGCAGCGCCGGTTAGCTCTACGTTAGCCGTCACCAGCCTGAACCGATGACGGCGCCCGTTCATCAGGCCGCGAGCTTGCTGCGCAACTCGTAGCCCATCAGCGGCCACACCTTCGCCACTGCATTCTGCCGAGCGATCTTCTTGCCAAGCTCGGCGTCGAAGTTCTCCGGGCTGGCGCACGCGCTTTCGCCCGTCACCGTGAATCCGTTCTTCAGCACCAGCACGCAGAAGGTCAGCAGGCGCAGCGGGTGGTTCGCCGGAACCGGCGGCTGAAAATCATCCGGCACCACGCCGTCGCCGGCATTGATGTACCACTCGCTCGCGATGTTCGCTTCCAAGTCGGCCGGCGTAATGCGCGGCGCCGTCAGTCCCTTGGCTTGAATCTCCTGCTCAATCTTGTCGTCGGTCATGTTTCTGTCCTCAAAAACCGTGGCTTCATCGGGCGCCACGGCTAACCCGTCAATCAACGCGGACGGCTTTCAGCCGCCGGTTATTTTTGCGTTGGGCCTCGTCACATATCCGCATCGCGGGCATTGTTCCATCTGCAATTCACGCATCGGCAGCGTCAAGGCGGTTGCGTCCGTCACGACGCCAACCCGAGCAGGACGCGGGAACGTGGCGATCACTTCAAACTCGTCCTCGTCGTCATCGCATCGCCGGAACACGTCAAGGAATTCGTTTCCTTCAACGTCGATTGTTTCTGGCTTCAGCCTCCACTCGTAATAGTGCCCTTCGGCAGGGAATCGGTGCCGGGCGTTGTACTGGTCAATAACTTCAATCTCTTTCGTCATTTCGTTTACTCCCGAGGCCCAACAAGCGGGTCAACGCGGACAAGCCAAAACGCCGGCTTGCCGGTTACCCTAGGCGTTATGCGCATCGGTCACGTAGTGGATTTCCCACGTCGGGTGGTACAAATCAGACCGTTTGTGTCCATCCAGCTGGATGCGCAGGTAATGGCCGAGCGATCCGGTTATTGTCCCAGTCATGGCATTTACGCCACCCGTATAAACGACTTTACCGCCACGCTTGGCAGGTACGCCGTAAGCGTCTCGGATGTATTGCATTCCCATGCCATTCTCCAAATGTTGTCACGCATAACACGTCGTTCCAGGCGCGACGCCGCTAACGCGGCGCGGCCTGAACTAAGCGTTATGGGGCAACCTTCCAGCACGAGATCGCCGCCCCTTCAGTGGTCAGCATCTTGGCGCAGTGCACGCCTTTCTCTGGCTCAATCACCTCAACCGTGGTAATGGCATCCGAGGCAACCC